CGTGTCCTTGTCGATATGAACGCTGGTTACTACGTCATATAATACTCCGCCGTTAACAATACGGTGACCCATTACAGTGCTCTTTCTAGCATATCGAGGAATCTCTCTTGTGACCTTGCTTTTGCGTACCGTAGTGCGACTCTTTTGAAAGCAAATCTACCCACCGTTGGGTAGTGTGTTGCATACCAACCTTTGTCGTCCTTACTTAGAACAGGTCTACCGTCATGCGAGGTTGGGACATACTTCGCTGTCTTGTACTCCTTGTTCCCTTTATCGGTATACCATCTGGCGAAGTCGGTCTCGGATCCGTCTCCTCCTCCTGCCAACTCCATTTCACGAATAACCTTCCACCTGTACTTCTGTAGATTGTTGTTCGATAGGTGGCATATGGCGGCTTCTGAGGAGATGAAGTCGGGGTCTAGTCTGAGTTTGACGAAGTTGTTTATGTAGTACATTAGCCTGCTACGCCATGCGGGTGACTCTGCTCTGCCATGATTGACGTGGCGTAGGTATATCCATTCGAGGTCTTCTGACGACATCAGAGGTGGAACTACTTTACGGAAGTCCTCTATTGAAGGGAGGTTAAGCCTGATCATGCTTGGTGTTACTGGGTAGTGTTCGCCCCTGTCGCACATCTGCTGGTATATGTGGTCTTCTATTTTCATTGGTGTCTCTCTAGAGTATGGTGCCCAGGCATGCCGAAGCCTGGACACCATCGTTATCCAGCGGTCCTAGAAGGGAGTCTCCTGGGTTTCTGGGGCCCGTGTTTGCCTGGGAGCGGCCACGTACTCCTCTGACTCCGCCCATGCCTTGCACTTGACGAACTGGACATTGTTGCACTCGACAATGACAGCCTTCCGTGGTTCACCGTCACGAGTCTTGTACTCGTCAATGCGGAGGGTCCCGGTGATAAGCACTGAGTCGCCTTTCACCAGATACTTCTCGCAGTTGTCGGCTCCCTTTCCGTAGACCGTTACGTCGAGGAAGTTGGTGTGCTTCCTGTCCGCTGAACCGAGGTTGTTGGCGAGCCGGAACTGTGCTACTTTAGTTCCGTTCTTGGTGACGTCCGTCTCAGGGGAACCAACGAGGTTTCCTGAGATGGTGAGATTGTTGAACTGCATTGCAGTCCTCCTAACTAGGGGTACTAAACGGCGGGAGACCGTACCATGGACCGGGTATCCGTGTCAAACATTTTTTCGGAGTTATCGTAAGTCGGTCCGGAACACCAACTTGGATCCGACTAATCTTCTCGCTCTTTCGTCTGGCCTCTTGTCCACGAACGCTTCGATCAGTAGCATTAGGTCGTAGGCGCAGACGGGGCAAATGAAGTGAACCTCTGACACGGCCTTGATAGCGGTAGGTATGTGGTCGTATGCTTCTTGACAGCGGTCACACTTAAAAGTCATGGCAGTTCCAAACGGAAGAGTTAATGTGTCTAACCCAGACCCCATAAAGGTGGATCCAAAGCGTAAGTCTGACTATGAAGACATGATGCTTCGTCTTGGAGTAAAGAACAAGTTGAAGGCTGCTGTCGAGTCGGGTCACTCCTTCGAGGCAGCATGTGAACTGGTCGGAATCCCTTATGAGTATGCGTTCTCGGCATCCCAGACGGACGACGACTTCCGTGAGATCTGGCAGTTGTCGAGGGCTAATGGATCAGTGGACACGCTCCCTTGCCCTAGTACGGTGTGGCGGGACGGCCATGAGGTCAAGGCGGAGTTCTTGAACATGTTGGTCGAAGTCGGACTGTTCAATAAACTGGTACACATGGCTGCTCTTGCGGAGCCCGGAACTGTGCAGGGTGACAAGGTGTTAATGTTTTTCGGAAGAAGCATTCTACCTCAGGTGCTGCCCAAGAAGGATGAGGACGACAGTGACGTGGTACGTCTCAACCAGAAGTCAGACAAGGAACTTGTGGAGATGCTAAGGTCCTTACAGAAGGGCAGGCTGGGCCTAGATGGAGAATGAAGAACTACTTCGTCTCATTGAGATAGAGCAGGAACTTCTTAAGCGCCGGGAGAAGGACCTACTTGGTTCTATCGACGCTAACGCTAGACAGCGTGACTTCATAAACGCAGACAGCAAGGAGACCATGCTCACTGGTGCTAACCAGGCGGGCAAGTCTACGGCTCTCATGATGAAGTTCACCTACCACATGACGGGTCTGTATCCTTCATGGTATACGGGCGTGCGATTCGACAAGCCGATCCAGGCTGCGCTGGGAGGGGAGACTGCACAATCAACACGTGACTTGTTAGTCAACCGTCTCATTGGCCCACCAGAAGATCGTGGTGCTGGCTACTTCCCAGAGGGTTCCTTTGACCCAGGGAAGGATATAACCCGTATGACAGGCGGGGTGGCTAACCAGATCGACTACTTCAGGGTAAAGCACTTTGACGCAGCCGGAGAGTTTGATGGGTACAGCAAGGCTTATGTATTCTCGTACTCTACTGGGTGGCGCAGGCTCCAGGGTTACTCATTAGACTTGGTAGCGATTGACGAAGAACCCGAAATGATGGTCTACGAGGAACTGTCTGCACGTACGAATGCTACTGGTGGATACGTAGACATCGCTATGACTCCACTGCGTGGTGAGACTGAACTGTACCTAGTGTTCGAGGGGGCCACTGGCGATATCAAGCGACTGATAAACTACGACATAACCAAGGCTACGCACATGGCGGTTGAGCAGCGTAACCACCTGTTGAAGAAGTATGAGAACAATCCATTCGCAGAGGCACGGCTGTACGGAAGGCCAGTAGCCAGCCAGGGGTTGATCTATAACATACCGCACGAGGTGATCACTACTGCGGACTTCCAGGTGGGCAAGTACCACAAGCAGATCATAGGGATAGATCTGGCGCACACTACGGGTAAGTGGTCTGCGGTAAAGTTATCTAGCGATCCGAACTCTGGCATTACTTACGTAGTGCAGGACTTCAAGGCTGAGAGGATGTCTGTCGCTGATTTTAGCAGTCGGGTGATTGGTATGGGTGGTCGTGAGATCCCCGTGGCTTGGCCCCATGACGCAATGAGGGAGACTTCGTCAGGAACCGTAGTATCCCAAATGAGGAAACTGGGTGTCAATGTTCTGCCGGAGGCTGCACACATGATCGACCCCATGACTGGAGCCAAGACTCGTGCCTTAATGAGCATCATAGAGCGAATCCTGGACATGATGAATCAGGGCAACCTTTTATTCATGTTACGTGGAACTAAGGAGATCCTGACAGAGATGCGGAGATATAGGCATAAAAGTGGAAAAATAGTTCCCCGCCAGGAAGATCACTGCATTGACGCCTTGCATAAGGCAGTTATGATGCTACACCTAGCGAAGCCAGGGAATGCGAGGGCACAGATGCGGTCCTTCAGGCTACCTGAGCAGGACTTCTTTGGAGGTTAGGTTGACAGAAGTACAAGAACTATTAGCCCGGTTGGGTACTATGAAGTCCAGTCGCTCTGCCCATGAGTCGGCATGGCAGGACATTTCAAACTATATGATGCCCTTCAGGGGTGACATAACAACCAAGAAGGCTAAGGGCTCGCAGAGGGTCCACCCGGTATTCGACTCTACTGCCATGATTGCGGCAGATCAGTTAGTCAACTTCATGAAGGGGTCATTGCTTCCACCGTCGCAGGACTGGTTGAGGCTTGTTCCCCCATATGACTTCACACATGACGACGTGGCTAAGAAGACTCTGGACATTACAGCGCAGAGGGTTCTAGCGCAACTGGCAGACAGTAACTTTTATAGCGAGGCTACGTCGGTGTTGCGGGACCTGATTGTGCTAGGCAACGCTACTCTAATGATAGAGGAGGACACGTTAAGTCCTAACTCCAACAACGGGATCACCTTCGAGTCTGTTCCTATAGGACAAATGTGGTGGTCCCAGGGTAAGGGTGGTCGTGTCATCATGGTGGCTCGCAGGTACCAGATGCCCTCTATTGACGCAGCCCGATTCTTCAAGGACCCCGGACCAGACGCAGTGCAGAACCTTTCACAGGGCAAGCAAATGGAACTGGTAGATTACTATCAGTTTGTATTCGAGAATGAGAACCGGGTGTTCGGTGGTCTGCCGTCAAAGACAACGAAGAAGTACAGGAGTCTCTATATCACCGAGTCGGGAGGTGGGCGTATAATCAAAGAGGACGGCTATGACATCCCCCCATTCGTGGTAAGTAGACTACACCGTGTAGACGGCGAGGAGTACGGACGTGGTCGTGGACACTTAGCAAGGGCTGACGCTAGGGGACTAAGTGAACTAAGAAGACAAATACTTATCGCCGCAGGTAAAGATCTTAACCCGCCACTAATGGTTGAAGACGATAGCATGGTTGACATGGACCTGACAAGCGGGGGCATGCTAGTAACACGACCCCCCGTGAAGATATCCCCGAACTACCTTCGTAGTGGTGCTGACTACGCTGCTGCTGACAAGATCGCCAGAGACGACCGTGACCAGATCCGACAAGCGTTCCTCTCCGACGTTCTTGCTGAACCTGCTAGTCAGCCACGTTCTGCTGAAGAGTCCAGGCAGCGGCAGGCCAGGAGCCTTCAGAGACTTGCGTCCGCAGCCGACATCATTAACAGTGAGTTCCTTGGCCCAACCGTCCAGTCGGTGATTGGAATCATGGCGAGGAATGGTAAACTCCCTGAAGCGTCGGCTATGGCTTCTGCGGTAGGAGGCGAGGTCCAGGCGGTGGTGCGATTTGCTTCCCCCTTCTTCTCTGCACAGAAGCAGGAATCGGCGGGACGTGTTATGTCTTTCTTGGAGCGCAGGCTTGCATTGTTCCAGGCGACACAGGATCCTGCATATATCGAGGACATTGACCCGGACCGCTTACGCTCCTTTGATAGTAGGATGTCGGACGTTCCGGCGGAAATCTTTAGGAGTCAAGAGGAGATAGACGAGATCAGGCAGGCACGTGCTGAACGTTCTGCCCAAGAGCGTATGCAGCAAATGCAACAGGACTCACCGCAACAAGGGGGACAAGGTGGATAAGTTTGACGCTCTCATAGGCGCTCGCTCCGGTTTCAAGGGTCAGGAGTTAGTGGACTTCAATAAGGGTACCAGTAAGGCTGCGGCCAAGGGCGCTTTGTCTGGCTTGGAGACAGCAAGTTATCTAGCGCCTCTCCCATTGAATGCCGTACACAAGGCTACGGTGTTGACGTTCAATGCTGCCAAGGCTTGGAAAGTGGCGCAGAAGATGAAGCCCGTAGCGGGCCCCCTAGCGCACAAGGTTGTTAGTTTTTTGGGAAAATCCTTAGGGAGGTTTGGGGCAGCATTGGACAATATGTCTAAGGCTGGACGGTCGGGGTTGCCGAGGGGTCTAGCCAGCCCCCCTATAGACCCCCGCCGTAGAGTAACCCAAATGGTAAGCGAAACAGCGGAACGACTGGTCTCCATACCATCTCCGAGGTGGATGGGTCCCAGTGCCAAGAACATAGTAGGAGCCAACATCAGCAGCAGAGTGGTGAAGCCGACCCGTAAAGTGCTGAGAGAGTTCGCTGAGTTCCATTCTACGGCTATGGGGCAGGGCAGCCAAAACCAGTTGTTCGCCAGTATTTTAGGGTCGCCAATAAAGACTACCGGCTGGGCAAGGACCAGGGCGGGGCTAGGCAAACTGGACGACGTATACCATTTTGCTTCTAGAACCGACTCAAGTTTGAATCTCGGGCTGTCTGCTCCGGTTCTTTTCGGTAGGTACCAGTTAATGCGAGAACACGTTTCCAATAACACGGCTATTGGTGAGATGAATCGAAAAAGGAAAGAGAAGAATGCTCCTAAGTGACGCTTATCTTGCTGTGTTTAGTACCCCTGCTGGCGAGCGGGTTCTAAAGCACTTAGAGTCCATGTTCGGTGCTAGGGACACGATAGAACCTGAAGAGATCATTAATAAGAGCCACGAGTCTGAGGGGTCCTTGATAAGGGTACCTATCGACCCGGTGGCTATGGCTAAGAGGCAAGGATTGCGTTCGGCGTATTGGAAGATATTCGCCATGATAGAGAACGCTAGAAAAGAGAAGAGTAGTGGAGAATAGCGAGAACCCGGTGGCCGAAGATAAGATCCTGGGTAAGTTCGACGACGTGGACTCTCTTGCTAAGAGTTACCAGGAGTTGCAGAGTCGCATGGGTAACTCTGTTCGTATCCCGAATAGTGAATCGTCCTCTGAGGAGACAGCGGCGTTTTACCAGAAGATGGGAATGCCGGAATCTCCTGACGGTTACACAGTGGGTGAGGGTATGGAGGAGATGCTGGAGGGCTTCAAGCCCATGGCGCACTCTGCTCATCTAACGCAGCGACAGTTTGACCACTTTGCCAATGCACAGGGTGCGGCAGCAGAAGCGGCGGAAGAGTCACTGAGGGCCTCAGAGGAGCGCCTGAAGGGGAAGTGGGGCGATAACTATGAGATGTCGCATGGGGTCGCAGCGGGTGCTGTAGAAGCCCTTTCTGAACACAGTGAGACTCTAGGGGCGGCGCTGGCTGGGGTTGACCTCCGTGACGAGGGATCTCATGAGTTATTCACAACCATCGGGCAACTGCTCATGGATGGCAACGCACCAACACAAGGTCAAGGAGACAGCATGGCTGGAGAGACTGATGACATGGCACTTGCCATTCGTGTCCGAGAACTAATGAAGACGAAGGCGTTTTCTGACATACGGGACCCTGAGCACGAGAAGACTAAGGTTGAGTACTATGAGAAGATCACCCAGTTGGTGAACCGTGGCTATGAGGGAGTGTCTGACGCTCGCCTCAAGCCGAACCCGTTCAGGGGGGTGGGACTTGAGTAAAGAGCCCGACAAGGATACACAGAAGAAGGAGCCCAAGTCGTTCTCGTTCCCTCTGGGCAAGTTGAAGGTAACAGGTAACATTAGTGTTGGAAAACCTAAAGAGGTACTTGACAAGGATAACGACAAGAAGTAATCTAGTAATGCTCCATAACCTTAGGGCGGGGCTGGCACCAGGGAAGACTGGCGAGTAGGGTAAGCGTAGTTACCAAGGTAGGCCCATATGTTTGGACAACCTTCCGTAGCAAACTTAATACTTTGTTTGGAGGAAATGTCTAATGGCATACGTAGGATTTGGCACTTCTTGGCCCGGCACCACAGCAGGTGGCGCAGCCAACAGTGCCTCTAATAACTACACACAGTTGTTCAAGACCGCTTATGCGGACATGATTCGACTGAAGGCGCAGACCTTACATTCTGCTTTGTCTGATACCTGCATGCCCGAGGTACTTCGTGGTGACCCCCTGATGCTTGACTCTTACAAGTCGGTAACCCTGACGACCCGAGACCGTGGTCAGCAGTACGGTGCTAACGGTAGCGACAAGCCGTACAAGGAAACCGACAACGAGCGTAGAGAACTTCGTCCTGAGTTCCATGAGTTCGCTGAACTCTTTGATCCTCGTGACGAGCGTGCTCTCATGCGTGCGATCCAGCCTGACGGTGCTTATGTTGCCAACGTGGCAGCGGCGTTCAACCGCAAGAAGGACGAGGTAATCCTCAATGCCTTCAGGGGTGGCGTGACTGTCAATGGTACGGAACTCGCAGACACAGCCACAGTACAGTTGCATGGTTTCCGCAAGGACTGCGATGCCGCTTACGGTAGCACGATTGCGATTGCTGGCGCACTTGCTCCGGGTTCTGCTGCCGACCTGCTTGGTGGCGCAGGGACTGGAACGGCAAATGACGCTTCCTCCGCTTCCGGTGATAACATTACGGGAACTATCGGGGCCGCTTGTGTGGCTGGTCTTGGGGCTGTAAACTTTGGTGCGGCAGGGGGGGAGACGGGACTTGATCCATCCTTCACCCTTACACAGGAGTTTGGTTGTCAGCAGATCGTCGAGGGTGACCTTCAGACCATTGGCAGTACTGGCGTTGCGTCGTCTGCTGGAACAGTTGGTACTGATGCGGCACAAGGGCTTCACATCAAGAAGTTGTTGACTGGCCTCAATGTTCTTCAGACGAACGGTGCTTGGCAGGGACAGCGCATTTACGTTGTGCTTCACCCGGATCAGGTAAATGACTTGATGCACGAAGCCCAGTACACCAGTTCAGACTACAACGCACTCCAGCCGCTCATGTACGGGCAACCTGTTCCGTTCCTGGGTATGGAGTTCCGTGTCTGCAACCAGATTCCGAAAGAGACTGTTCTCTCCGGCGTTGGTTCGTTCACGATTGCAGAAGAAGCGGTTTCAGGTACTAATGACGACGCTTATGCAACGGGTGCACTGACGACGGCCACGAACGGTCGTTACGTTTGGATGTACACAGAGGATGCGAACATCTTCGGCATGGGTGACGAAATGACGGTTCGATTTGACGAGATCCCAGACCGTGGGTACTCCTTGCAGTGTTACCACGACTTCAGTCTTGGTGCCGTTCGCATGGACCCCAAGAAGATGGTTGCGATCCCCTGTCACAAGGGAACTACCGCAGCCTAAGTTTGATTGAGGGGACCCTCGTGACAGGTAAGACACATTACTGGTCGCAAAAGTGCTTGTCACTGATCGGTGGTGCATCGGTCACGGGGGTCACTGCAACATGGGTTGCTCTTCTCACTGCGAACCCAACTGGGGACGGTGAGGCTGCAACGGATTGCCCAGGTCTAGATAGGACCCTGGTAAACACTGACGGCTCCACTGCTCCGTACTGGTCGGCGGTGAAGTCAGAGGGTGACAAGAAGTTAATCGACAATGTAGGCACTGTGTCTTGGATTACCGAAACAGTCCTTGGTGGCTGGACGGAAGAGATCATTGTTGGCATTGGTATTTACGACGCTGCTACAGTTGGCAATCTGCTATACTGGGAAGCACTTGACACGAACATAATAACAGCGCCGGATGAGGAGATAGCCTTCGGTACCGGCGCACTAAAAGTTAGGGAAGACTAATGGGACTTACGAATGTGGGGGAGCAAGTCCTCCTTAATAGATTGTTTTGCAGCGACACGGCTGGAACTGTGAACCTACAACTGGACGGTTCGGTCATTGTCAAACTCGCCTTGTACACTTCAACTGGCACTCTAACCAATGCCCTGTTGGATGCTATGACGAACAGCACCACCAACGCCGCCAACTACATTACTCAGGTCGATCCAAATGCCAGCAACTATGTGGCCCAGACGGTGACATTCTCCAGCAATGTAGACACGGCGAGTGGACCAGTTGAGGACCTTACCGAACCCACCAACTCGTGTGACCTAGATGCCATTGCAGAGTTCACCGTCAGCGCCACCGGGACCTGGGGCACAGTCACCCACTATGGTATTCACATTGAGGCGTCCGACGTTGCTCCCACCGCCGCAACTTGTGTCTTTGTAGGCGAATGGGCCACCGCAGCGGTTGTAAACGCAGGTGATACCGTACAGGTTGCTGCTGGTGCAGTCGGGTTGAAGATTACTGCCAGTTAGTGAGTGGCCTTTTTAGGGAGGCCCGATGGCATACAGAACTCTATCCTTCGATACGAGGGCAGGGAAGCCGACAGACGGTTTCCCTCATGGGACATCTTATACCTCAAGCAAAGCCCACCACATCAGCAGAGTATTTGTAATCAAAGAGAATGCTTCTGATCTGAAGTTGAACATGACGCTGGATCAACTGAAGACCGACATCTTCGGTGACTCGCTCACATTTGCGTTGCTGGCAGATAAGCCGATGACATTCGGCAACCCATCCTCAAGCGGCACAGACATCTCCAGTTGGAAGTCATGGTACAGACCAGCAAACGCTGTCACTGGTACTGGAACTACCAAGCCTTCGTACTTGATAAACGGAACTGGTCAAGCCGCTAGCCCAACCATGCTCTTCGATGAAGGTGAAATAGCGAGTCTACCATCTGCCCAGTTCCACTTTGCCGCCACCGACTCATTCACCATCTTTGTTTCATTCAACGCAGTCACCAAGAACGCTAATGACGAAGCATACCTATTTGGAGGCACGAACCCCTCAAGAGGAGAACTCTTATCCATCTGGGGAATCGACAATGATAAGTGTGCAATCATTGATCATGGCAACAATGACTCACTCTGGTCTGGATCTCTAATGACTGGAGATACAATCAGAATGCTATCTCATGCTGGCAACAACAAGGTGTGGGACTACTCGAATGGTATCGAACAACTTGAAGACACAACTACTTTTACGAGGCCATTCAACTTCGACTTCATCAACAAGGCAAATACTACAAGCGGAGATCAGGGTGGTGGGACTTTTGAGATCAACGAGATCCTGGTCTACAACGAAGATATCACCACCATGGGAGCAACTCAACGCCAACTGATCGAAGGATACCTCGCACATAGATGGGGCACGAACTCCTCGTTACGAAACGCCGATGGGTCCACGGGCCATCCTTATGTGACCACTGATCCAAGAGACTCCAAGGGGGATCACACTGTAAGGAAGTTCGGCTCTACCATGACGGTTACTAAGTCTGGCACCATACCGCCAACTTATAGCGATGTGTCGAGTGCTACATTTGACATAGAAGGGTTTTCTCCCGACCTTGCCGTTGCGGCAGATCAAGTGGTTCAGTTCGTTGTCGAGGACATGAACGAACCTGGCATAGTCTACATCAAAGTACAGTACACGGTGGACTAGATGGCCGTCACCCGGATCGAACTGGAGTTAGGTCAGGCTTCAAACAACGGTTCTTACGCACTCACTGGCGTTCAAGATGGCGATCTGGTCATAGTTGCAATCATGGGGGGTAAGGACTCCGGTGGGATTCCCACAACAGGTGGATCGGGAGGAGATGGACCGACATTCTCTGCGACAACTTTCCGAAACACTGCCAAGGCATTCTTCGCACTAAGTACCGGAGGCAACGGGGATCTCGCTGGGCTATCCGTCTTTGCCCGTGTGTGGGATTCACTTGCTCCCGAACAAGTGGAGTTCGGTGACGCTACAAGTGGGGGGGGTAATGGATTCATCGTAGTCTCTTATCGTGGAACAAATGTAACGACAGCCGATACTGGAACACAGATAGGAGTAGGGGTGTCGTCTCCCACAGGGAGCAACGCTACGACTATATCGTGGGCCACTCCGTTGACCGAGCCTACCGGGGATACTACGGGTAACACCACACAGGTCGCATTCGTTGGAGAATCCAGAAACTCAACTCACACCAATCCTACCGCAACTGCTTGGACTGACCTAACAACAAACAACTCTAACGGTGGTAACGGGACCATATCTGTTGGCGAAGTAATGGAACGGGCAGATGCCTCTGGAGTTCTGAACTCACTCACGATGGGGGGGGGCGGGGGTAGGGACTGGAGATCGGTCCAGATAGCGTTCAGGGCGGGGGCTACAACCACGACCCATAGCCTGTCCGACACTGACGCACTAGTCTTTGATCCCACTGCTACCACAAACGTACTCACTGCGATACAAACACACGATATTGCTAGTGCTGCCACAGTGGACGACCCAACGGCTACCACAAACGTACTAACTGCGATACGAACACACGACCTGTCCCATGCGGGAACAGCAGACGACCCAACGGCTACCACAAGCGTGCTCACTGCGATACAGACGCACGACTTGGATCATGCCACTACAGTGGACGACCCAACGGCAACTTCCAACGTGCTCACTGCTGTGCGAACACACGACCTGTCTCATGCCGCCATAGTGGACGAACTAACCACAGTAAACGTACTCACTGCTAATGTTGCCCACGCCTTGTCAAGTGCCGCTACAGTGGACGAACTAACTGTAGTGAATGTACTCACTGCGATACAGACGCACGACCTATCAAGCGCCGCTACAGTAGAAGATCCAACTGTCGTAAATGCTCTCACTGCGATAAAGACTCATGATCTGTCTCATGCCACTACGATAGACGACCTCATCGTGACGAATGTTATTACTGCAAGTGTCACGCACGACCTGTCTCACGTAGTTCCGGGCAGCGGAAACATAGTGAGCACATACACACTGTCCAGTCGCATCAGCGCTGTCCAGACACACGACCTGTCTCACGTTGCCACAATAGATGACACAACTGTTGTGAACGTGCTCACTTCCGTCCAGACTCACGATCTATCTCATGCGGGAACAACAGACGAACTAACTGGCGTAAATGTACTAACTGCTGTCCAGACACACGACCTGTCTCATGCCGCTACAGTAGACGAACTAACTGCCGTGGATGTGATAACCTCGGAGTCGGGCCCAACCACCCATGACTTGTCAAGTGCCGCTACAACAGACGATCTAACTGTAGTAAACGTGCTCACTGCTGTACGAACGCACGACCTGTCTCATGCCGCTACATTGGACGAACTAACTCTAGTAAACGTACTAACTGCGATACAGACGCATGACCTATCGAGCGTTGCCACGGTAGATGAACTAACTGCTGTGAATGTGATCACTGGAATACGAACCCATGACTTGTCTGACTCTGCCACAACAGACGACCTATCTGTGGTAAATGTACTTACTGCTGTACGAACGCACGACCTGTCCCATGCTGCCACGGTGGACGAACTAACTATAGTAAATGTACTAACTGCTGTTCAGATACATGACCTATCGAGCGTTGCCACTACAGACGAACTAACTATAGTAAGCGTACTAACTGCGATACAGACGCACGATCTATCAGATACAAGTGCCGTCGAAGACCCTTCCGCTACCGCAGCCGAGGTTACATCGGGCAAGATACACGAACTATCGCATGCAGGGTCGGTTGAACCACTAACTTCTGATCAAGATATAACCTCTAATATCATACATAGCCTCTCGAAAGTTGGTGGGCCCCTAGCGTTCTTCCCAACTACCACAGCCAGGTTAGCCGTTTTCAGTAGTCTATCGCATGCGGGGTCGGTTGAGCCACTAACTTCTGTCGTAAGCGTCCTAACTGCTGTCCAGACGCACGACTTGGCTCACGCAGGCTCAGTAGAGTCTCTCACCTTCGAGGCGATCCTCTTCTCTAACCCCCTGCACTCCCTCGCTGCTCAGTACGGCATGTACTTTATAGTGTTTTCCAGTACTATCGTGCACGCTGACGGGTCGTCGAGTCAGACTAACGCAATATATGCGAAGCATCAGACCTTTATATCTGTTACAATAGACGGGGTTGGAGATCTAGCCCACAATCTTTTGAAAAGGAGCGAGATAATGTCACTAGAGGAAATATGGAATACCGGGCTGACCCAACTAGGTGTTGGTACAGTGGATTCCGCAGTATCAGATCAGACGGCGCAGGCAATCCTATTGAGGAAGGTCTGGGACAACTTTAGAAAACAGTTCGTGAGCGACCACGCATGGAATGGCTGCAAGACTACCGCCGCCCTCACTGCCCTGGTCAACTCGGACTTCAAGGACACCACCCGGTGGGGGAACGTCTTCTCACTGCCGTCAGACTACCTCCGGGCGCTCACTGTGAATGGGCACCCGAATCAGGCTGGCAACGCAGAGCGGGTCATGTGGGAGATCGAGATCGTCTCTGACACCGCAGGCGCTAAGTCACGCTGTATCTGCACGAACCAGAGTACAGTCAAGTTGGAGTATGTTTTCGATCCAGGAGACGCTAACATAGGAACCTTCCTGGCCCCGGCCATGAAGCACGCACTGGGGCTGGCCTTTGCCGCCTTCGTTGCCCCGAACTTTGGCAAGAATGCGAACGAGATTACAATGATTGAGCAGAAGGCACGGGATGCCATACTCAAGGCACGTGGTATTGACGGTCAAGAGTCCTCTGGGATCTTCTTCGGCCCGTCCGAACTGGTTGAGTCAAGATACAGGAGTAGTAGTTAATGGTATGGGTTCCACAGACTAGTTTCAGGAATGGCGAAGTCTCTCCCCATGTAGACGCACAGGCACGCCCTAAGGTGTATGAGACCTCGTGCAGGAATCTAGAGGGTGGGATAGTGTCCTCTGGTGGGTCTATTGAGAAGCGTTGCGGAACCGTCCATGAGGCCACGACAGGTGGAACTGGGGAGGGCACATACACCTCTACTGCTATCAAACTGATCCCATACACCCACCTTAGTAGTCAGTACGTCATAGTGTTTGAGGTAGTCACAGCCAACGGTAAGACCTGGGGCATAGTCACGGCGGTTCTTAACAACACTCACCCA